AAGAAGAAACCGGAAGAAATCTATCTCGCTACCCTTGAGGACCAGCGGGAAAGACTAGTCAGCCTGTTTAATGCTATACTTGCTGGCGCAGCTACTGGCGACGACGATAATGTCGGTGTCAGAATAAGAGAACTTGATAAAAAAATAGCAAAGGAAAAAGGTAATGCCTAATCAATTATTCGACCATGATAAACTCAACTTTAAAGTAGAGAAGTTCCCACTTCACGCATGGGACATGGATGAGTACATGTCTACGGGCACTTGGACTAGTGGGCTTTCAGCAGTCTCACCTGAAGTAGGCATGGGACTTCGACGTACGGATACCAAACAAGTATTATCTATCGTATCGGAGGAGAGACCGGACCATCAGTACTTACCAATGGTGGAAGATATGGAACGGGGTCTTTGGGACTCTGGCATAGACCTTAGTGATGTAGTTACTACAACAGATGTGTATGATAATGGCGCTCAAATTCAATTGACTGCCAAGTTTCCTGCACAAGCTATGGATATTGGCGACGGAGATACAGTAGTACCACAACTTATTGTGCGTGATTCTCATAATGGGAAATGGGCGCTGAATGGGATGATGGGTAATTTTCGTAGCACATGTTGGAACACCCTTGTAGTGGGGGATAAGCTTGTGTACATATACATGAAGCATACCAAGAATTTGGATATCCATTCCTTCGCACGTAAGCTGGAGAATGCAGCAGCGTATATTGGTGGAGAAGGTAAGGAGATGATGCAAACTTGGTATCATACACCAGTGACTAGAGACCAAGCCGTTAACCTGTTCACTAAAACATTGGCTCAACGCACTGATAATGTTAGCAGAAAGAAGGTAGCTAACAAGGTAATGCTCTCCAACCTCATGAAGATATTTGATGAAGAGAACCGTCACATACATGGTCATGCTCTCTATGAAAAGTATGCAACGAGAAACGAGGGCAGTATGTGGACAGCATACAATGCGGCTACTCACTGGTCTTCACATGCCACTGAGAATGCTCGTAAGGGCAGCAAACCACAGAACGTATGCGTAACTCGTGAGGACCAAGTCCGTAAGATGTTGAACTCAACTGAGTGGGCATCCTTGGCGCTCGCTGCGTAATGGCACGTTATCTTTATCAACGCAATGGCATCTGGCATTTTAAGAAGCGCTTGAAAGGCACTAAAAAAATGAAAAGATGTAGCTTGCATACTCGTGATTTGGAAGTAGCTATACGAAAACGAGATGCACTTCTTCAGAAAAATTCCTTATTAAATGAGTGGGATTATGAATTGGATGGACAAGACTATACCATCACTTCAGAATATTACGATTGGGAATTTACACAGGAGGATTGCGTTTATATTAATTCATTCGAAGCAGTAGACACAGCTAATAACAAGATAGCTGTGACAATTTGGTCTTCTGAGAAGGAAGATAAAGCAGTCAGATTGTACATATGCAGAAGAAAGGAGTAGTACTGGGATGACGGAAGCTGAAGTACATAAATGTGCTGAGAGATTATTTAGATGTCTTGAAACAGAATGTCTGTTAGCATGTGAAGAAGGTATGTCTCTTCAGAATGTTCTCTCCGTTGTGCGAGGTCACGCAAAACATTTAGAAGAAGTAACAGCCGAAATAGAAAGGAGTAATAATGCAATACATGACAATTCCTAAGCTCACAGATGTTAATAAGTTTAACATGAACGTCTATGAAAATAGAGAATTAGTTGAGACAAAAGTATCAGCTAATCTGCCGTTGTTATTACGGATACGTTCAAAGAACGACAACTCTGACAAAGTTTTTGACAGGGTATCATGGAAAATATATATGACAGAAGGATGGGAATAAAATGTCTACTAAACGAGATAAAGAAATGGCTGATGGTGTACGCTTGTGGACTCAGCAGAAAGATGATGCGTTGCACGAGGTTTAGAGGTCCGTTGGCTTAGAAACAAATGGGACTCATTACAGTCTGATGGTTTAACAGACGATGATGCTGAAATATTTGATAAGCTGGAAGAGTTGACCTACGAGTGGGAAGAGGAGATGAACTCAAAACATGGACATGAAGGAGAAGAGTATGAGCAATATGAATAACTCTCCAGAGGTAAAAAAGTTTTTTGAGTGGATAGATTATGGTGGTCCATTTATGAGCTATCGTGTTGAGGAAGAATCAAAAAAATATGGATGCACCTACGTCACTCTCAGCTTTCTTATATCAAAAGATGATACTTTTGAGCCAAAGTATGAATGCTAATTATATAATGATTGGTCTTGTTATATTTCTAGTGTTACTGGCTGTATCATAAGGAGAGCTAGCCATGCAATCAGTGCATGAGAGTATCATGTCAGGCAAGTTGGTAAAGTTTAAGTCTATCAGTGTGAATACGCTTACCAATAAGTTCTGTCATGATAATTACATACGTGGTAAGAAGCGTAACGAAGAAGCAGGTGAAGTAGTGGATATCTGTGGGGTATGTTACTCATATGATATGCTCAAGGGTTTCCGCAAGAACACTGCACCTGCATTGCAGAGGAACAGTGACCTGTTTCCTGTGAGGGTACTGGAATCACATGAGTTACCTACCATCCTAGAATTGTACTATAGATTTGATGCTCATGGTGAGCTGATAACTGAAACCGTGGATGGGATAAAGTACCCTAAATTCAATCACATAGAGAACTATTGCAGGATTGCAGAGCACAACCCGCACTGCATCTTCGCGCTCTGGACAAAGAGAATGGATATCATTGGACCCTTCTTTGACCAACGTAAGAAGCCTGCAAATCTTATCCTCATCTATTCTAATAAGAAGGTGGGTACAATTCTGAGCAAACCTCCAAGACACTTCGACCGGACATTCAATAATGTTCTTGCACATGAGTATGTGGAATTACAGAATTGTACTGGACAAAAGTGCAAGGATTGTTTACTCTGTTATACACCAGACAATGGAGTAGATACTATAGTAGAGAAAGTAAAGAGGTACTAATGTTAAAGAGAAATTCCAAAGAAGAAAAAGAAACAGCTGAAAGGCTTTTCGATTGTTTGGATACTGAATGTAGATTGGCAGCAGAAGAAGGGTTGGCAGTCGAAATAATATGGGCAGTTGCTGAAAACTTTGCAGCTTTGTTAAAGACTGCGATAAAGGAAGCAATGAAGGAAACAAATAATGGGTGATGTAGTTAGATTACCCGAAACAGAAGAAGTGTATCCAATAGTATGTGATAACTGTTCTAACTGGGAACTGATGCACGCACACTTCTTTGTATACGAAGATGGTAGCTTCAGATGTACTAAATGTGGAGCAGGTTATGTCTTTAAAGAGGAACAAAGCAATGCTTAAACGTATTCATATCAACCAACACAACATCAAACGTAATCGTAAGCAGGGCACCAGAGACCCTGTGATTACGGTTAAGGATTATAAATCAAACACTTACGGACATTGGGTGCATATAGATGGGGCCTGTGATATAATATATTCACCGGATAAACCCTTACCTTGTGGCGCACAGGTGTGGATAGAAACTACCTCTGAAGTACATGTAGGTGAGGCACCTTTAACAATGACAAGGAGAATGTTAAATGCGAACTGATGGAAAGATATGGGGAATCACTCGTCCTTTGCTCCAGACAGGAGCGATAGAAATTCACCGCATCACTGTAGAAGAGGGCGGCTTTTGTTCCAAACATAAACACCAGTCAAAGCAGAATGCTTTCTATGTTCTGTCAGGTAAGCTGGAAGTAAGTCGATGGAAGAATGGAATGGTTGACAATACTACACTACATCAGAATGAGATGTGTATTGTGCCAGCTGGTGAATACCATCTGTTCAGCGCAACTGAGAAAACAGAAGTACTGGAAATTTATTGGAGCGAATTAAACCATGAAGATATCGCAAGAGAAACAAGCGGAGGACGTAACGGTCATCCCGACCTTTTTGAAACGCGACAAGACGAGCACCAAATCTCGTCACGTAAACCGTCCTTCCAGACAGAAGAGGGTGAGTATCCAAAAGACCATTGAGTATAAGATACCCTCGAAACCAAAGGACCATCCTATACATCCTGATGTAGTAGCTGAATGGATTACCTATCAGAAAGAGGAAGCAACTGCATATGGAAAGATAGTCCGAAGTCATAAGTCATCTCCAGATGAGAAGGCAACAGCATTAAGAAAACAAACAGATGCAAAGTCTTACATCAAAGAGATGAACCACTATCTTAGGACAGGAGATTGGATTTCAAATGTCTGGGGTCCCGATGGAAGTAACAGAACGCTATGGAGAAAGGTAGCATCATGAAGGAGTATGTACTAACACAACGTAAATATTTTACAATTGGAGAAGAAGTTGAAACAGTTGAAGGAGAAGGTTGGCAACATGTGTATGTAACACCTGAAAAAGACTACAAAATTCTTCCTCCAGTAGAGCAACTAGACGTACTGGTACAGATAGAAAAAGAACTGGTCAGCATACGCAGCCGTTTAACTGATGACTTGTTTATCAATTCTAAATATCCATCTTAAATTGGGTGACACGTATCACTCAACTCAATCAAGAAAGACAAAGACTATGGCTAAAAACTTATGGGAGCGAGATAGAAAGACTTGGCATCGTGCATTAGTACGGGAGTATCAGCGAGAAGGATACTCTCTCAAGGAAGCTAGGCGTCTGGCTCGTAAAGAAACAAATGAAATTATGGCAGATAAGGAAGGGTTTGTCAACGAAATCATCAGACAAGAATGGGAAGACGAACATGAATAACTTTAATATAAGTCAGGAGTTATTCTCTGAAATGTTCTGGCGAAGGATATTCGAGGAGAACGATGCTCGACAGGATAAACGTAACACTTTGTTTAATTTCTATATTGACAAAGCAGATAGAAGGGAACAATTTGCAGATAAGAAAACAGGTTCCATACAACCGCTAACTGCATGGGCGTTGTATAATATGGTGAGATACTTTCAGCCTGAGCGCCTCATGGAAATTGGCACTTACATTGGTAAGTCCACTGTCTCTATGGCGGCAGGAATTTATGACTCTGGTAAGTTGGACCATAAAGTTCCATTGCATACCTGCGACAGAGAAAATGCTATAGACATTATCTGGTCTAATCCTTACAGTTGTGAACTTATTCAGTACAAGAAGCAAACAAGTACTCAGATGTTACAGTTCCTAAAGGAGTCATCCTCTCCTTCCTTTGACTTCGTTAATCTAGATGGTAGATTAAGTGAAGACAAGGACATGGATATGTTCATTGATTTGATAGACTTAAATCAAACTGTTATATGTTTGGATGACTTCGAGGGAATAGAAAAAGGTATGGGAAATTACATAAAATTGTCAAAGAGAAAGGAGTTTAAGAATCACTTGTTAGTCTACAATCCATCTATGAGAATGGCAAATGATATAGGTTTTAGTACAAGCTGCACACTAGCGGTAATGTTACCAACTGAGTTGGTTAAATTTACATTTCAATAGGAGAAGCAGATGAAAGGAAGATGGAAACTTATTTACCAACCTAAGAAAGGAAAGAAGCATCTCGTTGAAACTTTTGAGAAAAAAGCAGATGCTATAAAAGAGCTTGACATAAGGAAAGGATTAGTTTATGCTCTGGAGAAATCAAACGCACAGGATATATACATTATCCAGCGTTATTAAAAGTATTATGTGGTGGTCACTGGTAGGATTAGTAGTGGCCTATGTTTTATATATTCTTGAGGCTGCAACACATGGAGTGATATGAGTGAAACCTGAAGAGTCAACTTTTGTTAAACATGTACCATGTCCTAATTGTAATTCCTCTGATGGGAATTCTTTATGGTCCGATGGTCATCAATATTGTTTTGTTTGTGAAACTTTTACTCAACCGGAAGGAAATATTTATATGGAAGCAGCACAAAATGTATCTCCTATCAAAGGAGTTATAACAAATACTTTTTCTAAAGGTTCTTATTCTGATATAAAAGATAGAGCTTTAAAAGCAGCTACTTGTAAAGCTTATAGTGTACAAGTAGAGAAAGAAAATAACTTTATCTTTAAACATATATATCCTTACTATGATTCAGAAGGGAACCATGTCTCTAACAAAGTTAGATTAACATCAAATAAAAACTTCTTAGTAGAAGGAAATATATCAAGAGGAACTCTGTTCGGTCAGAATAGTTTTTCTGCTAAAGGTAAGTACATAACTATATGTGAAGGTGAGTTGGATGCCTTGTCTATCTTTCAAATGTTTGGCTCCAAGTGGCCTTCTGTCTCTGTAAAATCTGCCGCCTCTGCGCTACGTGATTGCAAAGAGAACCTGGAGTATCTTGATTCCTTTGAAACAATTGTTCTTTGCTTCGACAACGACAAGGCTGGTAAGGAGGCTACTATCAAGGTAGCTGAACTCTTTGAGCCTCATAAGTGTCGCCTAGTAAACATGAAGGATTTCAAGGATGCCAACGAATACTTGGTAGCCGGGAAGCGTGAGGAGTTTGTCCGTCTGTGGTGGGCGGCAATGCCTTACACACCAGCTGGTATTATCAATCTCAATAGTCTTGGCGATTCTCTCTACGATGAGAATTACTGTGAGACTGTCTCGTATCCTTGGGTTGGTCTTAATGATAAACTTTATGGAATGAGAACCGGAGAGCTTGTAACCTTTACCAGCGGTGCTGGAATGGGAAAAAGTTCTGTCATAAGAGAACTGATGCACCATATCCTACTCAACTCCAAGGATAACATTGGCATACTAGCTCTGGAAGAGAGCACAAAAAATACAGCATTCAACCTCATGTCAGTTGAAGCGGAAGAGAGATTGTATATCTCAGAAATCAGAGAGAAGTTCACTCGTGAGCAACTTCATGAATGGGAAAAGAAAACCATAGGAACCGGAAGGTTCTTTGCCTTTGACCATTTTGGTTCTATCTCCAACAATGAGATAATGAATCGTATCCGATACATGGCAAAAGCTCTTGAGTGTAAGTGGATTGTGTTAGACCATTTATCCATTCTGGTTTCAGGTCAGGAAGATGTAGATGAAAGGAGAAGCATAGATATCCTGATGACTAAGATGCGTTCACTGGTGGAAGAAACACAGATAGGACTTTGCCTTGGAAAGAAATCAACAGGCAGATGACCCAGTGGAAGCACACACTACAGCAGTGCGAGTACTGAAGAACCGATATACAGGTGAAACTGGAATAGGAACTTACCTGTTCTACAACAGGGATTCAGGAAGATTATCAGAAGTTTCCAATCCGTTTGCACCAGAAGAGACAGCTAATGCCGTGGATAGTTGATGTAGAAACGGACGGTCTGTTACCTAACGTATCAAAGATACACTGCATCGTTGCGCGTAACTACCAGACCGGAGAGATGTATTCGTTCAAGGAACATGAGTGCTTGTCTTTGTTTCCCAGATGGCTGAACACTGTTGATAAACTTATCATGCATAATGGTGTATCCTTTGATGCACCTGTGCTCAACAAGCTTCTGGGAACAAAAATAAAAATATCGGATGTTATAGATACATTGATACTATCTCAACTCTTTAATCCCATTCGACCAGCTGGTCATTCACTGGCTGCATGGGGAGAACGTCTGGATTTCTCCAAAGGTGAGCACTTAGACTTTCAGAAGTTCAATGGAGAGATGCTGCTCTACTGTAAGAGAGATGTAGATTTAACAAGTAAACTAATGCAGCATCTGGAAACTGAAGGGAAAGGATTTTCCAATGACTCCATCCGTCTTGAGCACAATGTACGAGCAATTATTGACCAGCAGGAAGCAACCGGATTTGCCTTGGATGTACCTTACGCTACAGCATTCATGGCTAAACTGGAAGATGAGTCTGACCAGATTGAACGAGACTTACAGGAAGTATTCAAACCAGTGGTTCATGAAAGAGTCTCAGAGAAAACAGGAAAAAAATTAAAGGACCACGTAGAAATCTTTAACCCTGCTTCACGCAAACAGATAGCATCACGACTGATGGAACGTGGATGGAAACCAAAGCAGACAACGGAGAAAGGTAATGTAATTGTAGATGAGAAGGTATTATCTGAAATAGATTTACCGGAAGCTCAACAGATTAGTCATTACCTTCTTCTGCAAAAGAGAGTATCTCAGATACGTTCATGGTTAGAAGCCTGTATAGATGGGCGTGTGCATGGCAGAGTAATGACATTGAAAACTATCACAGCACGCATGGCACATAGCTCACCTAACATGGCGCAAGTACCAGCTGGTTACTCTCCATATGGAAAGGAGTGCAGAACATGCTGGACTGTCAGCAATCTTGAGACTCACTGTCTGGTAGGTACAGACGCTAGTGGCCTCGAACTGAGAGCACTGGCACATTACATTGAGGATGATGTCTTCACCAAGGAAGTGATTGAAGGAGATATCCATACAGCCAATCAGAAGATGGCTGGCTTAGGTAACCGTGACCAAGCAAAAACTTTCATCTACGCATTTTTGTACGGGGCAGGTGCAGCCAAGATAGGAAAGATAGTCGGAGGAGATGCTGTCATAGGACAAAGATTAATAGACAGGTTTCTTGACAATGTTCCTAATCTAAGACGGCTCAGGAGCCAAGTACAAGAGGCTGGAGAGCAGGGAAAGATTAAAGGGCTGGATGGTAGGCTATTAATGGTAAGAAGCCCACATGCCTCTCTAAACCTGCTTATACAGGGTGCTGGAGCCATTATATGTAAAGTCTGGCTTGTATCCCTGATGAAGAAGGTGTATCATTCAGGGATGGATGTAAAGTTAGTAGCATCTGTTCATGACGAGTACCAGTTTGAAGTAGCTAAAGATGATACCGATGAATTCGGAAGATTAACCAATATAGCGATAAAGGAGGCCCAAGAAATACTACAACTTAACTGTCCACTCGACAGTACATTCAAGGTAGGTGAGACATGGGCATCAACGCATTGAGCGAGATACGTTCCTGCGTTTCTCCGCAGGGCACTCGTATCTACTTCTCCAAGGGGAAGTTTGATAACTGGTGTGTATATCTGAAGAAGAATGGAACCGCTCAAGCACCTCATGATAAGACTTACTTTCAAGCTTTGAAAGAACTGTCTGACAAGTATGGAGCCGATGTAATTTATAACAAATTTGTGGAGATATATGACAGAACATCAAACAAATGTTATGCCAACGTAGTACAGTACATCGAAGATTTATCTGCTGACCTAGACAAGGAGGATAGGGAATCTTTCTGGGATACACTGACCACTATATACTTTGCAATGGTTGCTGAAGAGAATAAAAAATTCACCAAGTTAGGAAAGAGAATCAAACGCTTAGGAGTTCACCAGATTCTTCAAGAGGATTTGGATATATCAAAGGCAGCACATTACAGTATGGGTATGAAGTGGAGACAAATACATGACGAATGTACTGAAAGGGGATTTTAATATGAATGTATGGTATAGAATATTTTTAAAACATCCGAAGTCTACAACTCATCCTCAAGGATATTGGACGCATGGTATGTTTAGTGTTGTTAATTCCATTAAATTATTATGGTATGCATTACTTGGAATTGTTCATGGAGTAATACCATGTTTGTTTCCATTTAATACCTCGTCTGCTATTATCCGTTCCTTCGTCAAACTTGTACGGTCAGAAAGGCATAAGAAGGAATTGGAAAGATACGTTACAGAAGATGTGAAAAAGTTCTTGACATAGCTTTTTAAGTATGTCATAATTCACTTTCAATGATTAGAAATAAAAAGGAGACAATATGTCTGTAATTACTGGAACTGTTTACTGGAACAAGTGCATCGTACCAGACCGTTTTCAAGAGGGAGACCCTTTGAAGTGGTCGATTGATATTGGTAATTTAGATACCACGGCTATGCAAATTCTTGAAACCGATAGAGTAGCTCATCGTGTGAAGAACAAAGTCGAAGGAACCAATACTAAAGGAGCTGACTCAGAGGATATGCGTGGAAACTTTATTACTTTCACTCAACCTGTTGCTAAGAGAGATGGTACTCCTAATCGACCACCCCGGTTTGTGGATGCCGACAAGAATGAACTGCATCCTGACAGAAATGAGTGGTTAGGAAATGGTTCTAAAGTAAATGTTGTATATGAAGCCAGCGACAACAAGCTTGCTGATGACGAGTTGGATGTAGTAGCCGGTGGTTTCGTTTCAGACGACGAAATCCCATTCCCCTCTAACTAGAGTGACTAGGGGGTTAGTTCTTAGCCGTACTAACCCCCGCCTTTCTTATGAAAAGTATATTCACTCTGATAGAGGATATCTATAAGTTATTTATTGATAAACCTCCAACAAAGAAACCAACTGAATCTGTCGAGAAGGCTGCTGCTCAGTTTGCAGAGAGAGTTAAGCAGCATGTCTTGGCTAGAATATATGAAGAAAGGAGTGAGAAAGACAAGAGAAATCTGCGCTTGTCACAGATAGGAAGGCCAGCCCGTCAGGTATTCTACGATGTCAAAGGTTACAAAGAAACGGTTGACCCTTCTGGTCCTACTCAGATTAAGTTTCTTTATGGTAACATTCTTGAAGAACTCTTAATCTTTCTAAGTGTGACGGCGGGGCATACAGTAGAAGATGAACAGAAGAAGGTTACTCTTAATGGTGTAGTAGGTCATAAAGACTGTCGTATTGATGGGGTGACTGTAGACATTAAGAGTGCTTCTTCTTATGCCTTTAAGAAATTCGAGAATGGTAGTCTCGCAAGTGATGACCCATTCGGTTACATTGGACAGCTATCCGCCTATGCTCAGGCAGAAGGAGATAAGGAAGCAGCCTTCTTCGCTATAGATAAACAACGAGGAACTCTGGCTTTATCCTTTCTTCATGACCTTGAGATGGAAGATGCATCCAACAAGATAGATAACCTAAGAACCTATCTTAACGATGACGAGCTTCCTCCTCGTTGCTATGCAGATGTACCGGAAGGTTCTTCTGGTAATAAGAAGCTTGCTATCGGTTGTGTCTTCTGTTCTTACAAGTTTGGTTGTTGGTCTGATGCCAATGGCGGGAGAGGTATTCGTACTTTTGATTATGCTAACGGTCCAAGATTTTTTACACAGGTAATGCGAGAACCGAATGTTCCTGAACTATGAAAACTCAAAGTGCAAAGAGCAAAGGAAGGAGGTTACAGCAATGGTTTAGGGATTTGTTAATAACTTCTCTCAATATAAACGATGCTGATTTAGAAAGCAGAAGTATGGGAGCAGGTGGTGAGGATATCATGATGGCAAGAGCCGCTCGCCGCTTGTTCCCTTATTCTATCGAATGTAAGAACCAAGAGAAATTAAATATCTGGTCAGCATATGAACAGGCCGAAGCTAATGCTGGTAAATTTGAACCACTTGTCGTTATTAAAAAGAACAGGAGAAATCCCCTCGTGATTGTAGATGCAGAATACTTTGTCAACTTACACAAGACAAATGAATAAGCTAAGAAGAGATTTGTATAATTTATTGCAGGATTATCATTCAGTAGATTATCCTGAACGCTCCCTCTTTTTGGCTGTTATCTTTCAGGCACTTCTGGATGCAACTAAACCGGAAGTACACGATGAATCAAAGCAAGCTATCTACCACAGAGAAAGAGCAATTGGATGGTTCAATGCTTCCATAGGAGTGACGGCAGCAAACTTCTCAGAGATATGTGATATGGCTGACCTTGATTATAAACATGTAAGAAACTTTGCATATAAGGTTATTCATTCCAAAGAAAAAACTTTCATTCGCCACAGATTAAATAAACTTTTACACAGTGAGAGGATGTAATGGGAAAAAAGAAAGCTTCAGAAGAGCAGGTAGGAGGAGACCACTATAAGAACTGTAAGATACAACCTACAGAATATATCGTCGCTAACAACCTTAGTTGGTGTGAAGGTAATGCAGTTAAGTATATTACCAGACATCGAATAAAAGGTGAAGGACTACAAGATTTGTTAAAGGCACGTCACTACATTAACTTATGTATAGAGTTAGAATATGGGGGAGAAGATGTTTAAATCAGCCAGAAATCCACAGTTCAGGTCGAAGTTTTCCGAAGATATATTCTATAATAAATATTCTCATGAAGGAGCAGAGACCTTTCATGAA